CCATCCCGCAGTCCATGTCGATCAGTCCTTGGAACCTTTGGCCTGACCCATCCTGTGGCGATAATATCCAGAACGGCGCTTGGATATTCGAGAACGCAGAAATCACAGCCCGCAAGTTAGCCGAACTAAAAAGCACTGTACCCGGCGTACCCAGCGGCTACATCGACGAGCAGATCGATGCCTGCCTGAAAGAGGGTCCGATACTGTGCCTGATCGACAACCACCGCCCGACAGAAGGCTACGAGCCTAATGGCAGCGACCTGTTCGAGATATGGTACTTCCACGGTACCGTGCCGGTGAAGGAGATGGAAGCTGCCGGGTGCACCATACACGGCGCCCGCAAAGACCAGTACCCCTGTCAGGTGATCATGGTCAACGATCGCGTGATCAAGATCACCATGAGCCACCTTGATTCCGGTGAGTTCCCCTACGACGTCATGGTGTGGCAACCGAAGGTAGATTCTTGGGCTGGTGTTGGGGTGGCAAGGCAGATGCGCGAGTGCCAGAAGGGTGCCAACGCCGCCGTGCGTAACCTCATGGACAACGCCGGCATGTCTTCGGGTCCAATGATCATCATTGACCAATCGAAGGTCGTGCCCGCGAACGGCAAGTTCGAGATTACCCCGCGCAAGGTCTGGTACAAGAACATGACCGGCGATGACGTCGGTGACGTGAGACAGGCTTTCACATCGGTTGCGATCGATTCACGGCAGCAGGAGCTGCTGAATATCGTGCAGTTCTGGCTGAAGCAGGCTGAGGACACGACCGGGCTACCCATGCTGATGCAGGGACAGCAGGGTTCCGCACCCGCCACAGTGGGCGGCATGACCATCCTGAACAACAATGGCAATACCATCCTCAGACGCATTGCCCGCACCTTCGACGACCTGATCACCGAGCCGCACATCGGGCGGTACTACGAGTACCTTCTGATACACGGTCCCGACGATTCCAAGGGCGAGTTCGTGATCGATGCACGTGGTTCAAGCGCACTTGTCGAGCGCGACATGCAGAATCAGGCGATGGCGCAGATCACCAACGCTGCCCTCAACCCTGCCTTCGGCCTAGACCCCGAGCTGGTCATGAGCGAATCGCTCAAAGGCTTGCGGATAGACCCCAAGAAGATGCAGCTTTCCGATGAGAAGAAGAAAGAAATGGCAATGCGCCAGCCACCTCCTGACCCGAGGATTGAGGTTGCGAAACTCCAGACTGAGGCAGATCAGGCAATCATACAGGCCAAGCTCGCAGCCCAAGCCCAAGAAGCGGACAAAGACCGGCAGATGGAGCAAGCCTTTAAGACTATTGATAGCAGGCTGGCAGCGGCTAATCTGTCTCTGGACGAGAAGAAAGCCTTCGATCAGGCCAAGCTCACGATGGCAGGACTCGCCATGAAGCTGAATGTTCAACAAAAGCTATCGCAGGAAAGCCTAGAACATGACAGGGACGTGACCAAGGCCGGTCACATGGTAGACATGCACAAATACAAGACGGACGCACTGGCGGCCCCTGTAGAGCCTTCCGGTAAGGCACCGAACGGGCAAGGATTCCAGCAATGACAATTCAACGCCAACTCAGAATACTCGAATCGAGCGACTTCCAATCACCCACATGGGTGAAGCTCCGTACCTATTTTGAATCAAAGAAAGCCGAGCTGCAGCAGAAGCTCGCTGCCAAGAACATTCCCGAAAGGGATGCGGACTTTGTTCGCGGCGATTTAAGAAGAATCGAATTCATGCTGTCACTGGAAAAACCGGCCACGGCTGATGTAGAGGACGACCCATCATTCATAGTGGATTGAGGACGTCGAATAGTTTCTGTTCTAACGGAGTTAATTAAATGCAACAAGAGATGACAGACGAAGAAGCGACATTACAGGACGAGCTAGACGGGTTCAACGAGGATATGCCGAACAAGGAAGACCACGCGCATGGTCAACCAGCTTCGGACGAATCCGCGACTGCCCCGGATGCTGAATCAGCGTTTGCCGGTGAAGGTACCAGCGACGACGAACAGCTCAACGTCTACGAAGACCATACCGGGGAAGCCCCTGTGGTCAATGAAAGCGGCGAGCCACTGTCGGCTGATCAGATAGCACTTCGGTCTGCAATAGCTGATCTGGAAGCACGATATGCCGCGCGAGCCGACAAGCTCGACGGAAACTACGGGCAGGTTGCCCGCGAACTCGCTGCGATGAGAGCAGCGGCAGCGTCGCCGGGAGCAGCGGCGAGGTTTGAATACTCCGAGGAAAGCTGGGCGGGTCTTGATGACTTGGGACTGCCTGACCTGAAGGAGGTTCTCGCGAAAGGCGCCTTTACGGAAATCCAGCGGGCAATGCAGTCCATGCCCGGCAGCAGCGTGAATCCAGACGAGCTGAAGCGCATTGCCTTGGAAGCGGCACATGAAGCACAGCAATTTGCTCATCAACAGAGAAAAGATGAGGCCATAGCTGAACTTCGGGAAGCACACCCCGACTTCTTGGTAATGCAGAAAACACCGGAGTGGAATCAATGGTTCAACTCCCTGCCGAAAGCCAAACAGGTACGGCTCGGGAAGTCCAATGACGCGAACTATGTCATCGACAATTTGGATAATTTTGTGGCGTGGCGAGATAACGCGCAAAGGAAAAAACAGCAGAACAAATCGCGGGTGGACAACAACGTAACGCCCACGCGGGCGACGGTTGGCAAGCCCGCAATGACGCTGTCGGCGCGCGAGGAAGAACTCGCAGGCTTCAACAGTATGGATTAATTAAAACTTTAGAGGAGCAGCAATAATGGGTATATCTACATACAGTTCCCCCAGTACGCGGACGGGCCGCGCCAAACGTAATATTCTGAAGCACGCGATACACAAGAGCGTCTTGGAAATGTCCGGTGAAGTATTCCGGCAACCCGTAAAGAGTGGTGACACAGTCGACTTCCGTCAGGTAGTACCTTTCGGAGCCACGACCGCCAACCCGAACGTGATGGCGACTACAGCCGCAGCCCACCTGATTCAGGAAGGCAGCACACCGCCACCGGACAGCTTGGTCGTACTGGATACCAGTGTGACCGTGCAGAAGTTCGGTGCGCTTTCGGCGTCCACCGAGAAGCAGGCAACGTTGGGTGAAAACGATATCCCCGAGTGGATGGAAGAACAACTTGGCGAGCGTTTGGGCTTGGTACGCGAGCTGATCTACAGCGGCGCGTTACAGGGTTGCACAAACCGGTTCTACAGCGGCGGTACTTCCCGCGCGACTGTGTCCGCACCGGTCACTGCGGCTGTCCTGAATCGCGTCGTGCGTAACCTGATGGCTAATCACAGCGTGTTCGTGACCAAGGTTCTGGCTCCCTCGCAGAACTACGGCACCAGCTCGATTCAGCGTTGCTTCATGGCCTTCGGTCATACCAACCTGCAGCAGGACATTGAAGCGATTCCCGGCTACACCAAGGTGGCTGACTACGGTCAAATGTCTCCCGCGCACGAGATGGAACTGGGTTGCGTAGGCAACATTCGTTTCATCCTAAGCCCTGACATGCCGAAGATCATTGACGCGGGTGCAGCTGTTGGCTCCACTGGCAACGTGTCTACTGGCGGTTCCTTGGCTGACGTTTACCAGCTGTTTGTGATTGCGAAAGACGCTTGGGGGCATACCGCTTTCCGTGGCATTGATGCGTTCAAGTTTAACCACATTCCGGTTGGAAACGTGGACAGCTTCGACCCAACAGGCGAACGTGGTTATGTGTCTGCAACGTTCTACGACGCAGCGCTGGTTACCAACCACGGCTGGATGGCACTTGTAGAGTGCGCCATCAAAGACTTGGTTTAAGAACTAGCCCATCATTTTTTAAGGAAGAATCATGATAAACAGCGATATGAATGGAATCACTCTTGGCACGGTAAACGCCGGTTTAGCCAAGGGCACTACCAGTACGATCACGACGGCAGCTGCGTCTGCCGGGATGATCAACGGTAAATTCGTAACACCCGTAGCGGCTGCAGCCAACGTTGCAGCTCCTATCCTTGACGCAGCAACCGGTCTGCCCTTTATCCCACTAGGCCCAAACAAGGCGACCGTGCTGGTCTACGGTCAGAACGCGGCTGGAGTGATGAAGACAGCGCAGGGACAGATTGTTGATACCGAGGTAGGTATCACCGTCACCCCCGGTGCCTTCAAGTACGCGCCCCAGTTCCCGAGCCTGCCCAACGACTTCATGGTAATCGGCTACGTTCTCGTGCGTACTGCACCAGATGCTGCTGCATGGACTCCGGGCACCAGCGCGTGGCTGGCAACTGGCGTTACGGCCTCTGCTGTCATTGCTTGCGGGGCATTGCCCAGCACGCCTCAGATAGCTTAATTAGCCACAGGGTTCATGGAAAAAGGAGTCGTAAATGCCAACACCTAGAGTTAGACCGAGCCGTGCCAAGAGAAGCATTATCAGCACGAATGACATTGATCATAAGACAGTAACTGCTGAGATACCCGAGTTTGGCTCGCCGGATTTTGAAGCCTTTGAAACAGTTCCTGCAGCGCAGCTTGTCACCGCTGCCGAGGAAGCAAAATTCATGGAGGACAAGATCGAGGTACTGCTGGAAACGTCCGGTATGCCGGATTCCGCAGTGTACGAGTCGGCAGGGCACAACGGTATCATGCAGTTCTTCGAGCGAGGCAAACCGCAGGTTGTCAAACGGAAGTTTTTGTACTCGCTCTTGGCGGCAAAGACTGTGACCATTGCATGTAACTTCGGCAGGGGTGAAGGCGGCAATGAGTTCAACAGGGTAGGTGCCACGCCCAAGACGACGCACTCCGTCCGGCTCCTTCGCGATGACAATCCGAAGGGCGGCATGGCATGGTTTCAAAAGGTAGCTGCCGAAGCTATCGTGTAACAAAAGCTGTTGCAGGTGGGTAACCGTACTCCGTAGCTGTTGAGCCAAGAATTTCTATTCTTGGCTCCTCTTACCGAAAGGAATTATCATGGCAAAAGAAACGATACAAAGTTATCTCAGTGCTATCCCTGACAAAAGGATTTCCAAGCTGCTGAGCGATCTGTTCAAGAAGCTCTATCCCTCCGACCCACTGGGTGGCACTACCGCCCTGACCGGTGCCTCTATCGCCGTAACACCGGCCTTGGCAGGCGGTGCGCCCAACGTCCTTAACACGGTAACAGGTTCCGCCTTGGCGCTCCCTGTGGCTAGTGGAAGCGGGCTGGTGTACCGTTTTGTCATGGGGGTAACCCTGTCGGGACCGACCACCTTTACGATTCCTGTTGGCAACACGCTGACGGGTGCTGCTACGTTGGTTGGACCAAGCGGGGCGAATTTCGCTCCAAACGGCACGACCAAC